TCACCAAGATCACCGCGCAGCTCGATAAGCAGCAGGTGGCCCTGGCCAAGTCGACGCTGGACGAGCAGAAGGCCCTGAATAGTCTGCTCGGCGCAATCGACCCGGCACGCGCGGCCATGGGCAAGCTCGACACCCAAGTCGAGCAGTTGGGCAAGCACCTCGACGCAGGCCGGATCAGCCAGGATCAGTACAACGCGGCCCTGGGTAAGATTGACGGTAACTATGCGGCGCTGGAGAAAACCGCCACCGGTTTCGACCGGCTGAAGCTTGGCACCCGCCAGGCGCAGGAAAACGTCGTACAGCTCGGCAACGCGTTGTCATCCGGCGATTGGGGTAGCGGCGTGCGAGCCGTCGCTCAGCTGGGCGCAGGTGCTGGCGCTTCTGCTGCTGGGCTGCTTGCCATCCTTGCGCCGATTGCACTGGCCACTGCCGCCGTCGGCGCTCTGGCTGTTGCCTATTACAAGGGCAGTGAAGAGCAGGATTCCTACAACAAGTCGCTGGTGATGACCGGTAGTTTCGCCGGTGTTAGCGCTGGTCAACTGGGCGAAATGGCCCGACAGGTAAGCGCTACGGTGGGTACCACTGGCCAAGCTGCTGCTGTTCTCGCGCTGCTGGCTGACAACGGCAAGATCGCGGGCGAGAGTTTCACCGGCATCACCCAGGCCGCCGTTTCTATGCAGGAAGCGACGGGTAAGGCTGTCAGCGAAACCGTCGCCGAGTTCTCGAAGCTTGCCGACGATCCGGTGAAGGCATCTGCTGCACTCAACGAGCAGTACCACTACCTGACCGCCTCGGTTTACTCGCAGATCGCAGCACTGGAAGAGCAGGGCGACCACGCAGGTGCTGTGAAGCTGGCGACCGAGCAATATGCGGATGCCATCAACGAGCGCACGCCGAGAATCCTCGAAAACCTAAGCTTCTGGGAGAAGGGTTACAACGCTGTCGCGCGTGCGGCTGACAACCTGAAAAACATCGGTCGCAGCAACATCGGCTCCGATATTGAGCAGGCTCAACGTGATCTAACCCGGGCCGAGTCTGGGGATGTTGGCCTGTTTCAAAACAAGCAGGAAATGATCGACCTCTACCGCAACCGGCTGAACATGCTGGAGGACCAGAAGGCCGCTGAAGCTGACATTGCCAAGTACGACGGCGAGCAGGCCAAGGCACAGCAAAGCGCGGTCGTGGCGATGTCCAAAGTGGACGCGATCACCAAGTCTTCACTGACCAACGAGCAGAAGCGCGCCGAGGCTATCAAGGATTACAAGAAAAGCCTTGATGATATCCGGAAGGTAGACCCGAAAGACTCTCGGCTTGATCCGGCAGCAGTCGCCAAGAACATGGCGAACCTCAACGACAAATTCAAGGATCCAAAGGCTGCCGCAGGCAGTACTGATCTGACCAGCTTCAACAACGCGAAGAACGTATTGGCCGAAACCCTGGCCTACTACAAAAACGCGGACAAGGAGCTCGAAGCTTCGCAGCGGGCCGGGGTTATCTCTCAGGCCAGTTACACCGAGCAGCGCGTCAGCCTGCTGAAGCAACAGTCGGAAGAAGTTGCCCAGAGTTACCAGTCGGAAATCGATGCGCTCGAAGCGGCCAAGACCAAGAAGGGCGCGACCGCGGCTCAGGTTATCCAGATCGATCAGAAGATCGCCGATGCCCGCAGCGCCATGGTCAAGGCGCAGCAGGATAGCGACAGCGAACTGTCGATCATCGCCACCAACGAAGAAGGTCGCCTGCGCAAGCAGACTCTGGCTGTCAACACGTACACCAGCGCACTGCAACAGCAGGTCGAGACGCTTCGGCAGCAAGGACTGCGTGCGGCTTCTGGCCTTGGCCAGGGTGACCGCCAGCGTGGGCTGACGGATCAGCAGAACGGTATCGATGACCGCTTCAATCAGCAGAGCCTTGAACTGGCCAACCAGTACGGCGACGGCTCGCGCGGTATGAGCCTCGATGAGTACACCCAGAAGCTGGCTGCGCTGAAAACCACCCAGCAGGACCTGCACGACACTGTGCAATCCAACTATGACGAGATGACCGCCGCCCAAGGCAACTGGAGCGCCGGCGCGTCGTCGGCATGGCAGAACTACCTGGAGTCGGCGCGAGATGTTGCCGGGCAGACGAAAAGCTTGTTCAGCAACGCGTTCAGCTCGATGGAAGACGCGATCGTCAACTTCGCCATGACTGGGAAGGCGTCGTTCGGTGATTTCGCGAAGTCGATCATTGCAGACATGGCGCGCATAGCTACTCGTCAGGCCAGCTCGGCGCTACTGGGTAGCTTGGTCGGCGCCGCCACCAGTTATTTCACTGGCAGCGGTACCGCCGCTTCGGCGGGATCTACTCAGGTAGGCTACAGCGGCGACCTTTCAGGCTTTACTCCGGTGGCCAGCGCCAAGGGCAACGTCTTCGACACGCCAGGCCTGAGCGCCTACTCGAACAGCGTGGTCAGCTCTCCGACCATCTTCCCGTTCGCCAAGGGTGCAGGACTGATGGGCGAGGCCGGACCGGAGGCGATCATGCCGCTGACCCGGACAGCCGGCGGTCATCTCGGCGTGCGTGCGCTGAGCGGTGGCAGCAGTGGATCGAACATCAGCATCAACGCACCGGTCACCGTAGCGATTCCAGATCGCAGCTCTGAGGGGATGCAGATCGACCAGCAAGCACTGTCGCAAAACCTCCAAACGCAGATGAAGGCAGCGGCAGAGAGAGCCGTTGCCGAATCCTGGCGCGCTGGCGGTGTCAGTTTCCGCAACGTTAACGGGAGGGCTTGATGGCGATCGAGACGTTTATTTGGCCAACGGAACACGGCGACTCGCCCGAGATTACTTATCGGGTGCGCACCGCGCAGTTTGGCGACGGTTACAAGCAGGAGTCTGGCGACGGTCCGAACAACAAGGTGGACGCTTACCCGGTTACCTACAGCGGCCCAAAGGCCAAAGTTCTGGAAATCATGGTGTTCCTTGATCGGCACGCGGGGGCAAAAGCTTTTGCCTGGACAACCCCGCTCGGCCAGCTCGGACTTTTCACCTGCAAAAATCCCGTCCCGACTCCTGTGGGCGGCGGTGTATTCAAACTCACGGCCACCTTTAACCGTGCTTTCCAACCATAAGGAACACCCATGCCGCTGATCAGCGACATCCAGGTCCTAGAGCCTGGCAGCGAAGTGCTGCTCTTTGAATTGGACGGTACGGATTATGGCGCGGACATTCTGCGTTTTCACGGGCACGCCATCCCGCATACGCCGGCCGAGATCATTGCCGCCGGTGGTGATGCGGAGCTGTTGCCGGCCAAGGCCATTTGGTGGCAGGGCAACGAGTACGGGGCCTGGCCGATGCAGATCGACGGCATCGAGGCCAATGGCGACGGCACAGCGGTACGGCCTTCGCTTTCGGTCGGCAATGTCAACGGACGCATCACTGCGCTGTGCTTGGCATTCGATGATTTGCTCGAGTTCAAGCTGACCATGCACCACACCCTGGGAACGTACCTGGACGCGCAGAACTTTCCGGCCGGCAACCCAATGGCTGACCCAACCCAAGAGACGATTGAGGTCTGGTACATCGACCAGAAAACGAACGAGGACGGGGAGACGGTCAGTTGGGAGCTTGCCAGCCCGGGTGATGTCGGCGGTGAATCCATTGGCCGGCAGGCAACCACCTTGTGCCACTGGTGCCTCACCGGCGGCTACCGTGGGCCGAACTGCAACTACACCGGACCGTACGTGACGAAGGACGGAGTCGTCACTGACAACCCCGAGCTGGATGAGTGTGACGCCACGCTGGGCCGGGGCTGCATCCCGCGCTTCGGTGAGGGCCATCCGCTGCCGTTTGGTGGCTTCCCTGCCGTTTCCCTGATCGCTCGGAGTTGACCATGCGCAAGCACATCTTGAAAGCGATTCAGGCTCATGCGGCCGCCGAGTACCCGAAAGAGTGCTGCGGTGTGCTGCTGGGCATTGGCCGCAAGCAGCAGTATTACCCGTGCCGGAACATCTCGACCGAGCCGAGCGAAGAGTTCCGGATCGATCCGGAGGAATACGCCGCGGCGGAAGACCTGGGTGAAGTGATCGGCATTGTTCACTCCCACCCGGACGCAACCAGCAGGCCTTCGCCGCGCGATCTCGCCATGTGCGAGGCGACCGCGATGCCGTGGCATATCCTCAGCTGGCCCGAGGGCGACCTGCGCACCGTGATGCCGACCGGCGATGTCCCTTTGCTGAAGCGACCATTCGTGCACGGTGCCTGGGACTGCTGGCAAGTCTGCGCCGACTGGTACAAGCGCGAGTGGGGGATCGAGTTCGAAGCCTTCAAGCGAGCTGATGGTTGGTGGGAAAGCACCGACAACGCCAGTCTGTACGAGGCGAACTACGAGGCTGCCGGGTTCTACAAAGTCGATCAGCCACAGTGCGGCGACATGATCGTGATGGAAGTTGGGCGGACGGTGTACCCAAACCACGCAGGCATCTTCCTCGGCGCTGATCCGGCGCTTCCGGGCGAGGACTCGGCCACCTTCGGCCCCGGTCCTTTTCTGCTGCACCACCTGTACGGTCGACCGAGCGAGGTCATTGTCTTTGGCGGGCCTTGGCTTCAACGCACACGCTTGATCCTCAGGCACAAAGATGTACTACCAACCACATGATGCGGGATTCCCGCCGGAGTGCTCATGAACAGCAGCAAACAAGGAGAAACCCCGCATGACACAATTGCAGTTACGTGCTGTATTTCATCCACGGGATCTGCGAAGGGTGAAGTCCTGCAAGCAGCCTGGCCAGATCTGGTCGACCGTGATAGCGGAAGGTTCCCCGAGAATCTTGTGACGCCAGAACAACGGGAACTTCAGGAAAGTACGGCTGGAACGATGCACGGATTGGCTGTGCTGCAGATGAAGAATTTGTATAGTGGTGCTTGACTATCACGACTGCGAAAGTAACGCCCCCATGCTTGATAAGGGCCCCCTCAAAGCTACTCATATTGACCTCCAGGTCATTAACGCGCCGAAATTGGCGCAATCCCAGTCCTTGGGCTTGCAGGCAAAGGACTGGGGCTGTCCTTTTAACTTTGTTGGTTATTGCTCTTCTGACTCTGGCGACTGCCAGCTAATGTGGAGCTTGTGGGTCGCTTCATCGTAAGCAATGTTTACATCCGACTCGGCAAAGTTTTCTAATACAGCATCTGCAAACTCAGCTTTATTCTCGCCCAGCGGATAGACAGTCGAAGACAAACCAAACCTGGTTTGCTCTACGATGTCGTAGTTGATCGAGTCCATGAGATCCTTGAATTCCATGTTTTTCTTGCCTTCTTCTGTGCGGCGGCGAAGCTCATCCGCATCTGGTGGCATTTTCTATGTCTCGCGGTTTATGGAAATTGCGCAAATTACGCAGAGCGAACCTATTGCCGATACATGGCACAGTGCAACTGTTCATCCATCCATGCTGGATGCTCGGACAGCATCAGGCTACAGTCACCCCTTTCAGGATGAGGACGAATCATGCGGATTTTGATAGGGGCGGTGGCGGTGATGCTGTTGGCGGGGTGCCTTGCCGAGGGTAAACGGTCTGAAGGGCTCGTTAATGCGACAAAGCAAATAGAAGACCTTCCGCTGGCAACCAATTCGCCCGATGCAACGGTTAAGTCTTGGTGGGCAGCAAAAGACGCCGAAATGCGACTTGATCTAGAACTCTGTTTCGAATATGCAAATCTTCAACGTCCGGCAATAGAGAAGCTAAGCCAGCTCGCGTCGAGCAATGTTTCCGAAGGCCGTAAATGTCGTGCGGAGCCACTATTGTTTGATCGACAAATAGCGACGGTCGAAGTCGAGTCTGAGACCCGGGCCACGGTGTACGCGCTGATAAAGAATATTACTCCGCCCGAGTCTGGCTCCACTCTGGGCGAGAGTGACCGTAGGTTGAAGGAGGTAGGGGAGCGTTACAGATATACGCTTGAACGCAAGGATAGCTCCAACGGATGGGGGATATCTAAGGTCTCGAACCTTCCGTCTTATGCAAAGGATTGGCAAGATGCATACATTAAAACTGTTCCTTCAAATAACCGATATGTATATGGAATGCTCCAGTGATCAATCGAGCGACCTGCATGAAATTGATCGTAGGAGCGTTGGCGGTAGCGCTGTTGGCGGGGTGTTCTTCACCATCCGACTTGATGGCGTCAGGGCCGGCGGTAACCGTATCTTCGACGAAGGCTCCGAAAGCACTGGCGCTGTGTGTTTTCCCCGTGTGGCAGGAGCACAACTCGAACGCGAGCATGAGTGAAACAGCCAATGGCTACAGGATCGTGAACGGTTTCGCTCAACAGACAGACGATGTGCTCGACATCACGTCCGCCAAAACGGGCTCTGTTGGAAAGCTCTATCAGAGAGTGGCGTGGTCGCAAATCGGAAGGGGCGATTTGAGAGAATCGCTTCAGAAATGCAAATAATCTAAGGCCGCCGCAAGGCGGTTTTTTTATGGGAGGGCATCAGAGTGGTAGGGTTTCCGCACGCATCCGGCATGACAGTTATTAAGCTTTCGGGTTCTCTCGCAAAAAAGTTCGGAAGAACTCACTTCAAACAAATCGACTCAGGCTCAAGCCGAGAAGCGTTCAAATCTTTGAGCTGCACAATCGATGGGTTTGAATCCGAAATTAAGCGACTCGCCGCCCTGGGTATGCGGTTTGCGGTTTTTAGAAATCGGGTCAATGTGGGCGAGCCGGATCTGGATCTCGGCGGTACTCGCGAAATTAGGATCGTGCCGGTTGTCGATGGGAGCAAGCGCGCAGGTGTTTTACAGACGGTCGTCGGCGTTGTGCTGTTGGCAATTTCCTATGCGCTCCCGTTTACGGCCCCATACCTTACACCGGCAGGCATTGGTCTTATTGCGGGCGGCGTCATTCAGATGCTCAGCCCTCAAGCGTCTGGCCTAAAGCAAAGCGCATCCCCTGAAAACTCCCCGTCCTACGCCTTCGGCAGTGCCAAGAACACAACCGCCAGCGGCAACCCGGTACCGATCTGCATTGGCGAACGCCGGTGGGGCGGCATGATCATTTCCGCATCGATCTACGCGCAAGACAAAGCGTAAACCGCACGCAACAAGCAGGCCGCCCATGAGGCGGTTCTTTTTCGCCTGGAGGAAAGCATGGGCACAGCACAGAAGATTGACATCCACGGTGCGAAGGGCGGGGAGAGCAAGCCGAAATCACCGACCGAAGCCAGTGATAGCCTGCGCTCGACCAACCTGGCCAAATTGCTGATCGCGGTGGGCGAGGGCGAGTTCGACGAAGTCCCGACCGATTACGACATTTACCTGGATAACACCCCGATCCGGGACGCGAGCGGCAATTACAACTTCCCCAATGTGAAGTGGGACTGGCGCTCCGGCTCCGTCGACCAGACCTACATCCCGGGCATTCCGTCGGTCGAGAACGAAACCTCGCTCAACGTAGAGCTGCGCAGCGATTCGCCTTGGGTGCGATCGATCAGCAACATTCAGCTTTCAGCCGTGCGCGTGCGCCTGGCTTGGCCGGCGCTTCAGCAGCAAGACGATGAAGGCAACGTCGGCGGGTACCGAATCGAGTACGCCATCGACGTGGCCACTGACGGCGGAGCGTATCAGCAGGCGCTGGTCGATGCCGTGGATGGCAAGACCACCACGCGTTACGAGCGTTCGCCACGCATCAATCTGCCCGATGCGACTACTGGCTGGCAGATCCGCGTCCGCCGCCTGACGCCAAACCAGAACAGCAACAAGATCGCCGACACCATGCTGATCGCCGGTTACACCGAGGTGATCGACGCCAAGCTGCGCTACCCGAATACCGCGCTGCTTTACATTGAGTTCGATGCCGAGCAGTTCACCAACATTCCAGCCGTCACCGTGAAGTGCCGCGCGCGCAAGTGGCAGGTTCCGAGCAACTACGACCCGATCGCCCGGACCTACACCGGGACTTGGGACGGTTCCATGAAGCAGGCCTGGACCAATAACCCGGCTTGGATCACTTACGGCATTTGCACTGAAGACCGTTTCGGCCTGGGCAAACGCATCAAGTCGTTCATGGTCGACAAATGGGAGCTCTATCGAATTGCGCAATATGCCGACCAACTGGTGCCGAATGGCCTCGGCGGCGTAGAGCCTCGCTTCCTCTGCGACATGAACCTGCAGGGCAAGGCGGATGCCTGGTCGTTGCTGCGCGACATCGCCGGCATTTACCGCGGGATGACCTATTGGGCGCAGGGCCAACTGGTGATGCAAGCGGATATGCCGCGCGCGCAGGACTTCGATTACGTCTTCACCCGGGCCAACGTCATCGACGGGAAGTTCTCGTATGGCAGCGCCTCGGCCAAGACTCGGTACACCCGGGCTCTGGTCAGCTACGACAACCCGGCCAACAACTACGACACCGACGTCATCCCGTTTGCCGATCCGGATCTTCAGCGCCGCATGGGCGACAAGCCTATCGAGCTGAGTGCCATTGGCTGCACCCGCGCGTCGGAAGCCCAGCGCCGCGGTAAGTGGGCGATCCTGAGCAACAATCAGGACCGCACCGTGTCGTTCAAGACTGGCATGGAGGGGGTGATCCCGCTTCCTGGGCATATCATCCCTGTGGCCGATTCGCTGCTAGCTGGACGCGAGGTAGGCGGACGTATCCCGGCAGTACTGGGGCGCAACATTACTTTGGACCGTGACACCCAAGCCAAGGCTGGTGATCGTCTGATTATCAACCTGCCGGGTGGGCGGGCCGAAGGTCGCACCGTGCAGAGCGTGAATGGCCGCGCTGTGACCGTCACCACCAATTACAGCGAGCCACCGCTGCCACAGTTGCAATGGGCGCTTGATGCCGACGATCTGGCGATCCCGCTGTATCGCGTGTTGCGGACCAAGCGCACTGCCGAGGGCGACTTCGAAATCAGTGCTCTGCAGTACGACCCAAGCAAGTTTGCATTCATCGACACCGGCGCGCGCCTGGAAGAGCGCCCAATCAGCGTAATCCCGATTACTGTCGTCCCGGCCCCGGCCAGCGTTACGGTCACGTCGCCCTCGGTTGTCTCCCAGGGCATCGCCGTCGCCACCATGACCATCACCTGGCCAGCAGTGAACGGCGCAGTCGGCTATGACGTGGAGTGGCGCAGGAACAGCGGCAACTGGATCAAGCTGCAACGTACGGGCATGACCAGTGTTGACGTGGTGGGCATCTATGCCGGCGCCTACGTGGCGCGCGCCCGAGCCGTGAGCGCCTTCGACATCTCGTCGATCTGGCGCAACTCGATCCTGACCAACCTGAAGGGCAAAGAGGGCCTGCCGCCAGCACTCAGCTATCTGACGGCGACACCACTGTTGTTCGGTATCTACTTGAAGTGGGGCTTTCCGGCTGGCGCCGAGGACACCCCGCGGACAGAGATCTGGCACGGCCCAACGACCAGCCTGGAGGCCGCGACCAAGCTGACAGACCTGTCGTACCCGCAAAGCGATTTCTCGATGCTGGGCTTGCGCGCTGGGGTGACGTTCTACTTCTGGGGGCGCCTGGTGGATCGGATCGGCAACATCGGTCCGTGGTACCCGATCGGCATGGGTGTGCAGGGCCAATCCAGCTCAGACGCCGCTGCGATCTTGGAGATGATCGCCGGGCAGATCGGAGAAACCGAGCTCGGTCAGGGCCTGCTGGACGAGATCAACAAAATCCCAGGCCTTCAGGACCAGATCAATGCGCTGGACGGACTGAAGGGCTACGACCCCGAGCTGCCTTACACCAAGGGACAGTTGATCGTCGAAGGCGGTCACATCTATCAGGCCGTGCTGCCTGTTCCACTGGCTACGCCTCCACCAAACCTGACGTACTGGGCAGACGTGGGCGACCTTCTCGAGACAGCCAACGGCCTGGCCGAGCGGGTGGCTACCCATACCACGGAGATCAACGAGCTCGACGGTGTGGTCACTGCACAGGCGACAGCCTTCCAAGCGTTGCGCGCATCTTATCGGGACGACGGCGGAGAAGGTGATCTTGCGGACGCGCTTCAAGGTTGGGGCAGCACGGCAAGCATTGCAACCGAGTCGAAGGTAAGGGCGTCTGAAAACGAAGCAACGGCGAGGACTGTAACCGAGCTGACGTCGACGGTTGGTGAGAATCAGGCAGCCGTTATTGATTTGCGGCAAACCGTGGCAACCGACAAGGAGGTCACCGCGCAAGCGATCACTCAGGTCAATGTGAAGGTCGGCGAGAACACTGCTGCCATTCAGGAAACCTCGACTGCCTACGCGGACACCAGCGGCAAGCTCTCGACCATGTGGTCCGTGAAGATGCAAATCACTGCCGGTGGGCAGTACGTCGCCGCCGGCATCGGTTTGGGTATCGAGAACACCGGCGCCGGCCTGCAAAGCCAGTTCCTGGTGAGTGCCGATCGCTTCGCCATCGTCAACACCATCGCCGGCGGCGCCATCTCGGTTCCGTTTGCGGTGCAGGGTGGCCAGGTGTTTATGAACTCGGCGTTTATCGCGGACGGCACCATCACCAACGCCAAGATCGGCAGCTACATCAGCTCGACCAATTACATCGCCGGCCAACAGGGCTGGATTCTCAACAAGGACGGGACGCTGGAGATCAACGGCATCGTTCCCGGGCAGGGGCGGCTGGTGATCAACTCGCTGAACGTCTCGGTCTACGACGCCAACAACGTGTTGCGTGTCCGGCTCGGTTATCTGGGGTGAGCTATGGCTTCATTTGGACTGCGTGTTTTTGATGAAAGCGGTGGCCTATCCATGGACACCAACAGCTTCACCTACCAGGTGATCTGGCAGGGCGTGATCGACTTCAGTGGAGTCGCGCCCGACTACACGCTGAGCATTCCGGGCTTCAACCCGGCTAACTGCGTGTTCATGATCATTCCGACACGGGCACAGGATGTGCAGTCATCCGAAACTGACGGGAGCGGGAACCAAAAGTCCTATCCGTACGTCGCGACGGCGGTGAACCAGGTGGTTGTCAGGAGAAAAAATCCATCCGCGAGCGCTGGCACTATTGGCTCAACGGTTGCCGCCAAGGCCTACGCGATAAGGTACTCGACATGAGTTTTGGATTTCAGAGCCTCAACGACAATGCATTTGTTCAGATTGACGCCGAGGCCCCCAGACTTTGCATGCTCACCAAGGGGGCGTATTCAGGGACTACCAATGCCTCTGGGGTATTTGCCAGAGCAATTACAAGCCAGGACCCGCCGCTAGTGTTCATTCGCCCGGATCAGGGGGCGATCCAGGTTCCGATATCGGTGTGGTTCACCGGTGGGCCGGGAAACTGGACCGGGTTCACCATGAAGGCATCCAACGTCAACGCGACGTTAAGCGGTCAGTATTTCGTGGCTGCATGGGCGTCCATGGGCACGGCAGCCTATGGGCTGCGGTTGTGGGACCAGAACACGGCGCTTGTTTACGACAGTGGCGCGCCGGCGGTTGTCGTGACCTTCGCGGCAGGAAACTGGACGTACCTCGGAGAGGAGCAGTTGACCGTGGGCCACCGGTATTTCTGGGGAATCAACAAGATGCTCGGCTCAGGCGAGTATGTCTCCCTTAACCCTTTCGCCATGAATTGCCACAACAATGCGTCGGGTGGCGGTTGCGCACTTGGCGTCGATTACGCCAACGGCCGGATCATGATGTACAGCCTCGCAACAACTGCCTGGACTGACCAAGGTCACCGGCCATTTCTCTGCGCCAAATTACTGGCCTGACTTCTTCCGCTTCGCACCTATTCATTCTGGAGATACTTAATGCCCTGGTACAAATCAGGAACGGTCTCTGTCACCCTAAATTCCAATGCCGTGATCGGCGCGAGTACAGCATTCATTGCCAACAGCCGCGTCGGTGATGCGTTTCGAGGGCCTGACGGCGGCTGGTATGAAGTCACCAACATTGCCAGTGACACGGCCATGTCGATCGCCCCGAATTACCAAGGCGCGACCAATGCAGCCGGCACTTACGCGCTGGCGCCAATGCAGGGCTACGTCAAAGACTCGGCCGATGCGCTGCGAGCGTTGGTCAATCAGTTCGGCGGTGTGCTGGCGGTGCTGGGAGAAACACCTACGCAGGCAGGGGTGCGTAACGCGCTCAACCTGACCAATGCCGATGGCCTCCCTGAGGGGCAGACCAACAAATACGCTACTCCCGCCACGGTGCGCGGAATCACGCTGGCCGGTCTTGATCTGACGGTTAAGACGCCGGTGGTCGCGACCGACACTGTCCTTGCTGCGCTCGGAAAGCTGCAGGCGGGCAAAGCTGTGAGCGGTGCAAACAGTGACATCACCGAGATCACCGGCCTCACAAAACCGTTGTCGATTGTTCAGGGCGGCGTATCGGCCGGCTACATCGAGGGCCTTATCATGTCCTGGAACAGTGCGAACTCGCTCTCGGTAGGGATCGGTGCTGCGTATGTGCCAGGCACCGGAAAGGTGTTGCAGTTAACGGCGCCGCTTACGCTAAGCGGGCTTACTCTTGCGGCCAGTACCTGGTATCACGTTTATCTGTATGACAACGCGGGTGTCGCCGCGATTGAGGCCGTAACGACTGCGCCAGCGGCTACATACTTTGGTACCGCAAGGGCAAAGAATCTCGATGCATCGCGTCGCTACATCGGATCTATGCTGACCGACTCGGCCGGTGGGCTGTACAAATGTCGATTTTTAAGTTTCGGCAGAGTTAAATATCTCGCATCAGTACTTAACGCACCTTTTATGGTTGTTGCTGGAAATTCTACTGCTATCGCAACTGTTGACTGTTCAAGTATTGTTCCGGTCACCTGCTTCGAGGCTGAAGGAGTAGCACTTAATGGGGCTTCTGTAGGGGGTATTTATATTTCTAACTCAGATGTTGGCGGTCTTTCAATTAATATCTTCCTCCAAGCATACGCCGCTGGAGTCGCCAGCTACACGACTGTAACGCTGGATGCGTCGCAGAGGTTTACTTATGCTTTTGATCAAACCCCTAATGGGCTTTTTCGGTTTCGAGTTGCAGGATACAAATATGAGAGGTGACTATGTACGCGATTTCGGAAAACGGATGGAGATCAGTAGGAGATAGCAATGAAATTGCTGAGGGGGAGGTTTTAGTAGATGATATTCCTAAATGGTTGTCTGAGAAAGTTAGATCTGACGAACTGAAGTATATGGAAGGGCTCGATGAGCCCCTCGATCGAGTGATTATGAGAAAGCTCCTCTAGCTATCGGCTTTAACCTGAATTGATTCAGAGTTAATAATCTTTCGTTTTTTCTTAAGTGACAGGGCCGGCTTTTCTACCGCGAACCAGCTGAAAAGGGATACAGCTATTAGTACTGGTGCACCCACAAAGAACATACCCTCAAATGAGCTAGGAACAAGTTTTGACGACATATAGAATATAGGGTCATGAAACACGTATACCCCATATGAAATATCGAATGGCATTTTCGGTAGGGATGGTGCATTTAAGCACAGGTTCAACGCTAGAAAACCACCAATGGGAACCATGTACCAAGCTTGCGGAGGGAGATGGTAGTATATGTTTAGCGCTGTTACGAGTATCAGAACAAAGGCGAGCAATAACCAAGGTAGTTTTGAAAGTTGTTCCTTGTATAGAAAAACAAGGTTTCCGGTAAATAGTGCTGGGATGAGGTTTGTTATGCGCCATACTGGCTCTTGCTGGTCAAATACTGCTGCAATGCCGCATGAAACTACAAAGCAGCTCCAAATTATTATTTTGTGGTTGTATGCCCTCATTGCAATAAGCAATGCCATGATGGCGTAAGCTATTTCCTCCCAAAGTAGCGACCAAAGTGAACCGTTGCCGCCCGGACTGGATAGCAGCATTCCACCGCCTATGTAAATTTTGATGGAGCCAATAACGCCGATATAGAAGCCCCACACAAAACCACTAACGACTAACGAAAGTATTAAAGCTGGAAGTATCCTCAAGGCTCTTTTTTGCATAAAGTGAAACCAGCTTCTGCTCGATGCAAAGCTGTTGAACATAAGGTAGCCAGAGAGAGCCAAAAACGTTGGAACCATTGGAAACGGGATCGCTCCAAAAGGAACGTCCTCGCCATTAACCACTCTGGAAAAGTAGCCAGCATGAAAGTAAGCGACGGAAAACGACAAAAAAAGTCGAAGCCAGTCAAAGTTTGAATTCCTATTAGCCTCAAGCGGCTGCCGACTGGTCATTTGTCGTCCTTATGTAAAAATGGCGGTCATGCTATCCGATACCGCCTGATGACTCCATAGACCCAAGCCACAACGGCCAACCATCAAAAAAACTGACCGCATTTAGCGGTTTTTTTTTGCCTGGAGAAAAGCGATGACAGTATATGAAAAAGACCGCGACATCCTCGCACGCACGCTGTGGGGTGAAGCCCGCGGCGAATCGCTGGCCGGACAGATTGCCGTGGCCTGGACCATCCGCAACCGTGTGAATGACGGCAAGGCCAAATCATGGTGGGGGGAGGGCTATGCAGGCGTGTGCCAGAAACCGTACCAGTTCAGTTGTTGGAACAGGAACGACCCGAACTTTGCTTACCTGAGCGGCGCAAAGCCAATCCCGTTCGGTGAGTTTGCTCAAGCGCAAATCGCCGCTGAGCAGGTAATGTCCGGAAAAGTGCCAGATCCCACCGGCGGTGCTACACACTACTACGCGACCACAATGCCGAAGGCGCCAGCCTGGGCGAAGAATGCCGAGCAGACGCTGAAGCTCGGCCACCATATGTTCTTCAAGGACGTTCCATGAGTCCTGTGAGTCTGAAGCCCGCGGCATGCGCGCGCGCCCGTTGACCCAGCTCACGATCAACAAATTATCGCAATCACCGACGCCTGCAACCAAAGATTGATTGCATTGGCTGCATGCCAGACATATGTTTGTCTCTTACAATAAATAATTAGCTTTCAATGGTAAACATGTCAGACATTTTCTTGGTTTTTCTACCGGCAAGTGTAATATGTATTTCACGGTAGTAGGTTTCAAGCTTTTCATATTCTTGAGAGACTTGATCTATGGTGCTCAATCCATTTGTGAAATAGTTTTCAAGATTGTTCCTCAAACAACTCGCTACTACCTGAAAATTATGGAGTTCTTTCATCAAGCTTGTATGATATTCCTCGTGAATTGGTGTAAGTTTCCCTCCCCAAAAAGCGAGCTCGCTTTTGGTCTGGTGAACTTGTCGGTACAGTTTAGATAGAGTCTTTTGGAGGATGTCAATATTCTGAAAGGTTTCGTCGACGAATGTCTGAGTTGGAACCATATTTCCCGGAAGGGGGCAAATAGAACTATTTTCAATCAGTATCTCCGTGACCGTTGTATCGATAAGCACCAGCTCGGCTACGTAGCTTTTTATTACCTGATACGAATCTTCCTGTATTTTGGATTTTTTCCAGTTTGTAATTGTTACTGTGGCAACTACAACGCCCACTAGTGCTGCGATAGCTGATATGGTATCGGCAAAATTAGTAGGCTGGGTAGGAATTTTTAAGAGTTGAGAGGAGTACATTCCGGCAAAATACATAGCAATCAATACGGTGCCGTATGCAATATATCTAAGAGATTTTATCATTGTCTATCCTTGAGTCGTCTCGGCATGGCAGTTTGATTACACTCAGGGATAGGAAGCAATATTTTTTATACCGGCCTTATTAGTTGGGAGCCTTGATTGCGGACGTTGCCCACGGCTCGGTCCACCGGAAACCACTCAAACGCCTCGGTGTGCTCCCCCTGGAGCATCACAATTTCCTCGGAGCGCTCCTTCGGGGTGGCAGGGTCCAGCCATTCGCGAGCGAGTTCGGGTGACAGTGCCACTGGGCGGCGATCATGAATGTCCACCATACCGCCTGCGCTGTCTGCGGTGATGATCACGAAGCCGTCATGCTCGCCCGGTTCACGCTCGGCGACGGGGTACTGACCGATCGCAGCACAGAGGATCGGAGTCCTGTCACGGTGGCGAATCAGGTAGGGCTGTTTCTTCGGTCCGCCTTCGTCCACCCACTCAAACCAGTTGTCGATAGCGATGATTGCCCGGTGCGGCCAGATCGCACGGAAAAACGGGCCATGGGCGACTTTCTCGACCCGGGCATTGATCGGCGCAGCCCGGTCTTTGGCCCAGTGCGGCCGCCATCCCCAGCGAACCATGTCAGCCCGCAGAAACTCGCCTTCTTGATGGAAGAGGGCAAGCTGAGTTGACGGCGCCGCGTTGTAGCGCTCGAACGGCTGATCACCGGTGTAGTTCAGCAGGGCATTGGGGATGCTGAGCGCTGCCACAAAGTCGTGAATGCCTCGATACTGGGAAAGTCGTCCGCACATGGCTAATCCCTCAAGCTGAATACTGAGCTTAGATGATTGTTTTTGAGCCAGGGGTGAGGCCATCCAGCATCCCGCGCAGCCGGTCAGCTTCCCGTTTGTAGCCTCTCGCTGCTATGTCGAGGTCGTACAGTTCCTTGCGGACTTTTGCGAGCTGCCCGGACCGTTCCCGAAGATTGCTCATTGCCTCATCGCGCTGTGCTGAGGCTTCGTCGTACATTTTCACCAGGCCGAAGATGTTCTCGCGGGCTTTGCGCAGCTGCAGGGTCAGTTCCTGGACTTCGTTTTCCAGCATCAGTTTGTAATGGGTGATGGTTTCCAGTTCGGTCGGGCATCCAAGCCAGTCGCTGGTGTCTTCGATGTCGAGGGGGTCCACGGTCGTGCCTTATAGATACTGTTTGAATATACAGTAATCGAGGCGTAACGATCAGACGAGGGACGGCCGACTAACTGCATGTATCAGTCTGGCGTCATTAGAACCGCGAGCGTCAGCTTGATGAACTCTTCGTTCTTGTCGATGGTGTCAAGGGCGCCGCGGACGTTGTCGGCGACGTCAGCCGAACCGCGGGCCTCGACCCAATTCGAAAGCTCCATGATGGCGGCTTCGAGGGCGAGTTGGTTTTCGTTGATCTTGTACAGCAGGGAAGGGAGCAGGTCTGAATGGGGCATCGCAAATCCTCTGTTTTGAGGACAGCGTAGCATCGCGTTACATGAAGGATGTTTAACGATCGGCAGGACGCCGCAGGAGGGAGAAAACTGGAAAGTTTTGTAACGGTTACCAAATAGTTTTGTAACGCCTCAAAAATCCCGGCGGAAATCTCAAACCCCAGAAACGACAAAGCCCTGAATAATCAGGGCTTTGTCGGTACAAATATGGCGGAGGCGATGGGATTCGAACTCATGGACCTGTTACAGTCGACGGTTTTCAAGACCGTTG